CCTTAAAGTCAAGATTAACGAGCAAAGTGAAATTGACGCTAGAGCAGGTCTTTTAGATATTGCTAGTGACGAAGTAACTGCTTAGTCGTTAGTTTTTATATTTCATTTTCCAAACCATTGATTTGGTCAAGGCCTTTGCGCCCTCTTTTACTTTGAGATTATGTAAAGCACACTCTCCACAATAATATTTTTTATTTTCAATAATTACTGAAATTTTTTTCTTGCATTGTTCACAGACGATTTTACCCGAAAAGGTCGTGTGATTTAATTTCTTCGTAATGTACTTTTCCATTTTTATATTGTTTTAATTTGTTTAAACAAAAACTACATTTTACAATTGATTTAGATTTACTAATTTTTTTAATTAAATCAAAATGAGTCCACTCATCACATGTAGGACATTTCCCTAAATTTAAATCTTTTCGATTTATATTTTCTGACATTCACCCCAGCTCTTTCCGATTTCAACATCTACTAATGATGGTACCTTTAATTCTGGAATGCATTTCTCCATAATCTCTTTTATTTCTGGTACATCTTTGGCTGGACGAACATTAAAACATAATTCATCGTGTATTTGAATCAATGGCAAGAAACCTTTTTTGTAAGCTTCAACCATCGCAACTTTAACTTGATCCGCAGCTGAACCTTGGATCAACCGGTTAAGAGCTTTGTACGTTCCTGCTCGTTTTAAATTATTTTTACCATATTTTACAACTGCTTCATCGTAAGGTAAAGATTTGTGTAAACCCCAAGCTTGTGGTTCCCATTGATCAAATCTACATCGACGACCTTTTATCGTCCGAATAGAACCATTTGTTTCAGCTGAATCGCTACATCGTCTTGCAAGTTGTTTTACAAAAGGTACTTTTGAATTGTACTGGTTTAATATTTCTGTTGCTTGGTCTTTATCAATTCCAAGTTCTCTTGCTAGTTTATTCACTCCCATTCCATAAAATAAACCTAGGTTAATTGTTTTTGCTTGAGTTCTTGGTATTCCAGCCATTTCTGCAACGGTTTGGTGAAAGTCTGTGTCTTCTTTTTCATAAGCTCGAATTAAATCATAAGCTCCTTCAAATCCAATGCTAGAAGCATAGTGTACGACCATACGTGGCTCTTGCTGTGAATAATCGAATGAACCCCACTCAAAACCGCTGTCAGGCTTAAATAGAGCCCTTATTTTAGGACCGAAGTCTTTGTTTCTAGCAGGAATTTGTTGTAAATTAGGATTTGAATAACTTAGTCTACCGGATACCGTACCCCCACTATCGGATCGTAATTGATTGATGTCCGCATGTATTCGTCCGTTATGTGAATATTTAAAAATAGAATCAATAAATGTGCTATGAAATTTATTAATCTCTCTTGCTTCTCTAATAAATTTTGCAATTGGAGCATCACAATTAAGTAACCAGTTCGCAGTAAAGCTAGGTTCTTTTGCTTTTTCTGATAATGGATATTTAATATTTAATTTATCAAATGCTTTTGCAATGGATCTTGCTGCCCAAAGTTCTACATCTAATCCACAAAGTTTTTTTATTTCATGTAATAATTTTTTTTCTTGTTCGACAAACGTATCTTTTAAGTTCTGTGCTTGTTCTAAATTTACACGTACACCGTGTGCTCTCATTTCATGAACAACTTTAAACACATCACATTCTAAATCAAAAATATCAAACAAAGATTCTTTTTCTATTTTTACTTTTAAATGTTGCCAAAGTTTTAATGTTAGTTCCGCATCTTGTTCTGCATAATAACCTACAAACTGCGCTGGGAGTTTATACATTTCTCCTTTTGCATCTACCATCCACTCGTCTGCAATCTCTTTTAATTCTTTCTCTGCTTTAACTTCACCTAACCAATCAAAACATAATGCATTTAATGAATATGAAAATCTATTTTCATCTACTAAAGCTGCAGCAATCATCGTGTCAATGATCCGACCTTGTTTAATCCGTACTCCGTGAGCCCTTAACCAACCTACATCATACGCTGCATTGTGAAATATTTTATCGCAAGGCGCATTACAAATATCTTGCACCCAGTCTAAAACCATTTTCATGTCCATGTTAGAACCTGCTTCGTGAGCAATTGGATAATAACCTTTGAACCCATCTGCAGCGACTGCAACTCCAATAATATTTCCATCCATAAACGGCCATCCAGGACCACGATTTTTAATATTTGGATCCTTAGTTTCCAAGTCAATTGCAACTTCTTTTGCTGATCTTAAATCGGGAAAATGCGTTGGAGTTTTCCAATCCGATTCTCTAAATATGAAATTAATTTGATGACTCATAAATGTGTTTGTCCTCTATTATTTTATTTAATTTTTGTTTATTGCTAAATGCATAAAGAGCTGCATGATAATCTTCTGGGAAGATTTCCCAAGTAACATCTTTAGTTCCTTCAAGTTGAATGTAGATTTCAAGATGAAATGTATGGTTATTTACTTTTATTGTTTTTTTTATTCGGTTGGCCATGTGTACGTATATAGTCCTTTTCTAAATTACAAAATTGAATAATTTTGTCGAGTTGTTCAAATACATCTCCTTTGGTGTACAATCTTGATGCATATTTTATAATTGCAGCTTGGGTTGGGTTAAAATTATTAGCTCTATAATACGTAAATGGTTGAATTTTAAGGTCTTTATAGTGGTCGCCACCTACCTGATGATCTAACGGAAACGCTTCATCCATATCTTTTTTATTCATGATCTAACCTTTCTAGTTCGTTTTTAAGCCTACATAAAGGGAAAGTAGTATCAAAGTTACTCCGTAATATATGTAAATATTTCTTGGCTCTGGTAACCCCCACATACCAAACTCTATATTCTGAACTAACTTCTTTAGAGCTTTTACGATAGATTGAAGCTGCAAAACTACTTTTTTCATATAATACAATGTGATCCGCTTCATCCCCTTTGATTGAATGTATGGTGTCAATAAGAATTCTTGGATCTTCATCCATGTTTGTACCATTTTTTAAAACATTTTCAAAATAAATTTTATCTTTTTCTGGAAAATTTCTATTAAACATGTCCTGCCAGTTTTTAACTTCAGCTTTCAATCCCCCATATTCTTTTAAAAAATTTAAATCTAATAATTGTTCTTTATGCACCGAAGCCCATCTTTTGGTATCCGTACTCCGATAACCGTGCTGAATATCGTTGATAAACATATAAAGTACTTGCACCTCGTGCTTTTGAATACTGTCGCCATTTATTAGCTTGTTCCATGATTGAATAGCTTTATACTTATTAGAATCAAATGATTTATGTTCATTGGTATCTTTGAAATACAATCCAAGTTTTCTTGCTTCTTCTTTTAATTCATAGACTATTTTATTAGTTCGACCTAAAATCATCCAAGAACCAGGTGCTTTAAATGGAATATCTAAAAACCTGTTATAAGTTAATATATCTCCTTGTTCTTGCAACGGTACAAATTTCTTCTGTACACGGTTCTTGATATAAGTTGAAATATATTGTGAATATTGATGAATCCTTTTTGGCATTCGATGAGACTGATTTAAAATAAAATTTCGACCAGGAAATTCTATAAAATTATTTACTTCTGCACCATTCCACTCATAAATTGCTTGATCATCATCTCCTGCAAGATAAATTTTTTCTGAATTTTTTGCTAATTTATATACTAACTTCCACTGCAGTGGGGTTAAATCTTGAGCTTCATCTACGATTAATACTTTAAAACTAGGGTCGTCTGCTTTTTCTAAATACTCTTCAATCATGTCTGTAAAATCTACTCGATGATTTTTCTTAAACTGTTCGTATGCGTTAATAATTATTTCATACTTTGCTCTAACTACTCTTTTGTTTTCTTCTCTTTTGTATTGCTCAATTGGAGATACTAATCTATTTCGTGCTTTATCATAAACTCTTAACGACCAGTCATTCCAAACTGCTTGACCATTGTGTTTTTCGTAACGAATTTTTGGTAAGTTTAACTTTTCGGCAAACTCTACCATGTCTGTTTCTGGATCGATAACTGGTTTAGCTTTAAAATTTTGTCTACAAAAACTATGCAAGGTTCTAAAATTAAATATGTCTTCTTCGGTTGCATCTAAAAATTGTTTCTTTGCACGTTCAACTGCAGTGTCTACTGCTTTATTTGTAAAGGCTAAAAATGCAACTTGAATAGGCATTAAACCTCTAGCAAACCATCGGTCTAAATGATTTAATAATGTAGTTGTTTTTCCTGTTCCTGGAGGACCAAAAATCTTAACTGTTTTCTTCTTCAAATGGCGCGCGTTCTCTTCTGAACAAAGCATTACTCGACCTTTCTATAACTGGTTCTTCAACTTTATCTACTAACCAAACATTTTTTAATTTAAGTTTGTCATAGTAAGCTTTCTTACTACAACCATTTTTCTTTAAGACATTGATAATCTCAAATTTTTTAATAGTTTTATTATTTTTTCTAATAAATCTTTCGAATGTTCTGTACTTAAATACAATAGAATCTTTATTTAAATACCACATATCCGCTTCAACTTGTGATGGGTTATCTGCTTGTTGTGTTTCTTGTGTAAATTGAATAATCGTGTCTTTAAATTCTTGTTCTGATTCTTCGGTTTCATCATAGCCTTCAATATCTTGTTGCATTGTTTTTAACTGCACTAAAAATTTTCTATAATCTTTGTCTTTCATTTTCATCCAAACAATATCAGCTTGATCAAATAATTGTTCAGATAATAATTGTTGTTGATTTAATTGTTTGCCGGTTAACTCAACGGTCATCTTGCCAAGAGTCAAAAAATAAATAGGTGGATTTGTTCTAAGTCTTTGAAAAGAATCAATTGAAGGCACATAGGAACCAGAATCAATTCCATATTTTAATTCTTTACACAAAGCTGCATTACAATGTGATTTTAAAGGAAGATCAGAACATTTATAAGAGTAATCTTTTTTTTCATATTGTTTAATTAATCCTTGAACTTCAGATTTTGGAAGTGGTTCATTAAACATTTCATTACGATCCCAAACTTCTTTTTGCCAACCCTCTGGATTTCTTTTTTTAGCTAAAGTTGCAAATCCCGTAAGCGCATTGTTTCGATATCCGTCTTCACAATTATTTCTAATTAAAGCTTGTAAACAAGGTGGGAATTGATCAAATTCATCTTCTTGATCTGTTACTTTCTCAATTTCAATTTGATAAAACTGTTCTGGTGTAACTCGATATTTACTTACAAACCCAAACAAATCATTTACAGGAATCCCTACACCATTATCATACATAGCATATCTAGTAGTGCGAGCTGCTTGTTGGTAAGGTATATTCAGCCAATTACCGAGATCGTTTTTGTGAACCATTATTTCTCTTTGTTTTGGAAATATTTCACAGGAAGATAATCCTAGATCAGATGCAATAGCAGTTAATTTATCAATCATGTCTGAAGCAGACACGTGACCGTTAATGTGTAAAAATAAATGCACCCCACCAGATTTTGATCGATAAGGAACTAAAGGATATTTTTTATAACGAAATTTTTCTATTAAAGCTTTATGGTCGAGATTATATTTATCAACATCAATACATCCCCATGAACATTTATTTTCTTTGTTAATAGGAATGATACCTAAATTAATCTCTCCGTTTAAATGTTTTCTAAATAGCTCTTCGGTAACAGGGCCACGCTTAGTAATCGCTTGGCCCTTTGTTTTACCGGTCTTGGAGTCTCGATCTCCATTAAGGAAATATTCTCCATAGGCAATGTCCAAGCCTTTGAAAAGGTCTATGAACTCTTGAATCATTAAAATGGTGGTTGTTCACCTGCTACGTTTCCAGTTGAAGCTGTAGCCTGTGCTTCAGATTGAACTTTAACGTCACCTTTTTTGATTGTTTCATAAAATTGTTTTCCAGTTTTATAAACATCTGCAGATACGTCACCATGATGATTAATCACAAATCCTGGCCAAGAATATGTTTTATTTCTTTCCATGATTGAACTCATTTTATAAATTTGAGACCATCTAGGCATCTCTGTTTTTTTGCCGTTGATTTCTTTTCTCATATTCATAATCATAGCATTCCATTGTTTTGATTTTTTAAACTGAGTCTTACTCATGTAAACAACAGCTTTCTCTGCTACTTTTAAGTTTTCATCAAGAATTAAAATATAATGTTCTCCGTTAGCCTCTAACACATTACCATTAGGAAGAACATCTTTCGATCCTTGTCTAGTTGTTTGATTTTTTATATCATGATTCCCTGGATATTCCGCTACAGGACCAGAGCTTGTATTGTTCATGTCCCATTCTTTATAAGTAAGTTTATAATAACATGGAACTACAAATAGTCCTTGACTACCATCATATAAACTTTTTGTGACACTATTTAAAAACATAGTAGGTCTCGCAGAATCTATATAATCTGAACTACCTGGTTGACATTCAGGAGAAGTACTAGCCAGTAATTTAAGTCTAGGTAACGTTACATCAATATCAGTAACATTATCATGTCCTAAATCAGCATCTTGTGAAATAAGATTAGCTAAATCTCCACCCGAAGTTTGTTTTACGACGTTTGTTTGTTGTGTTGTGTTTTGCTGTTTTGCGTTTTGCATATTGTCTCCTATTTAAGTTTGGCTCTATTAGTTACATAAGTTTGAAATAAATCCGATGGCACTGATCGTCCTTCTTCGATTTCACCCTTAAACCAGGCTTTCAAAGTCTGTGAGTGTACATCTTCTTTTACTTCAGAACTAATGTTTAAAGATTTCAAGTAGTCTAGAACCTTTTGAGCTACTTGGTCTTTTTTCATACCCAAGTCTACGGTTATGAAATTTTTTATCAAAGCTCCGTGTCCGTTTTCTCTCAACCATTCAAAACATTCTTGTTTTCTTTCTTGAGATAGTTTAGCTCCATAAAATGGTGATAAACTAATTTCGGTTCCGTCAGTGAATTCCCATTTTTTAATATTTAATTCTTCCATTAAATTAGGAATCACTTCGTCACGAAGTTTCATTCGATATTCTTTTTTTTCAGAAACTTGTTTTTCAAGTTCTTCAATTTCTTTATTTGTTTGTTCTAAGATTTTACATTGATCGTGTAAGTAGTCATACTTATCGCCCGATCCTTTTTTTATTTGTTCTACCATATTTCCTCCTGCGCTCTAAATATTATATTGCAATTAGAAGTCAAGTAATATATTTACACATTCGTGGAAAAACAAAAATATAATTTTAAGACCCCTCCGTACGAACATCAAAGAAAAGCTTTAGAGTTAGGTTGGAGTAAAGAAAGTTTTGCATACTTTATGGAAATGGGTACTGGTAAAACGAAAGTTTTAATTGATAACTTAGGAGTTCTTTTTTCACAAAATTTAATAAATGCGGGTTTAATTATAGCACCTAAATCAGTTTATACAATATGGCAGAATGATGAATTACCTAAGCATTTAAATGTGCCGTATAATAGTATATTATGGAAACCCACTTTAAAAGAAAAAAGTATAAAAGAATTTATTGAAAAGGACATTGACCAGTTAAAATTATTAGTAATGAATGTTGAAGCATTCTCGACTAAGAAAGGTTTAAAATTTGCTGAAGATTTTGTAAAAAAACATCATTGTTTAATGTCGATCGACGAATCAACTGCAATTAAAAATAATAAAGCAATTCGTACAAAAAACATACTTAAATTAAGAAAAATAGCTAAATACCGTAGAATATTAACTGGTTCCCCGATAACCAAAAACCCTCTTGATTTGTACACACAATGTTACTTTCTCGACCCGAATCACTTAGGATTTAAATCGTTATATGCATTTAAAAATTATCATTGTCATTTTGAAATCATGCATTTTGGAGATCGTGAAATAGCAACTCCAGTTGGATTTAAAAATTTAGAAGAGATTGAAAACAAGTTACCAAACTTTTCTTTTAGAGTAACTAAAGAAGAATGTTTAGATTTACCTAAAAAATTATATACCGTTCGTTATGTGCAACTTACCGATGAGCAGAAAAAACTTTACGATCAAATTGAATCTGAAGCTCGTGCAAATCTACAACAAAATGAAATGACAGTGAATAATGTATTAACTGAAATACTAAGATTACATCAAATTACAGCAGGATTCTTTACTGGTGATTCGGGTACCGTTGAACTTAAAAATAATAAATTAAATACTTTAATGGAAGTCGTTGAAAGCATTGAAGGAAAAGCAATCATTTGGGCTAATTGGGTCCACAACATTGAACAGATAAAAGAAGAATTAATTAAAGAATATGGTGTCAATAGCACTGTTACGTTTTACGGCAAGGTGACATCAGAACAAAGAACAGAAGCCATTAAACAATTTCATAATAATCCTGAATGCAGATTCTTTGTTGCTAATCCATCTACCGGTGGTTATGGTTTAACTTTAACTCAAGCAACAACGGTTATTTATTATTCAAATAGTTACAATGCTGAACATCGTATGCAGTCAGAAGAACGAGCCCACCGAATTGGTCAAACAGAAAAAGTAACTTATGTTGATTTAATTACAGAAGATACTGTAGATGAAAAAATTGTTAAGGCGTTAAAAACTAAATTTCGTCTTTCGGCTCAGACGCTTGGGGAAGTTGTACGGACTTGGATATAACTTTAAATCTATTAAATCTATCCCACCACAAATTAGTGTACATTTGTAATTGTTCTTTATCTATTTCAAATAATTGAAATTCTAAATTTCGACTACACATTAAAACTGCACCACCTTCTATTTCACCATGATGTTTTTTGTGCGCTTCTGAATAAGCTGCAAGTTGAATAAAGTAATCTTCGATCCACTCTCTACGTTTTGGTTTGTTTGTTTGTTTAAAGTCCATGATCGTTGGCTTGCCTTTAAACAATCCGACAAGGTCAGTTGTACCAGCATACAAATCTCCGTATCTAAGGTGCACTTCTGAGCCCCAAACCTCGTTTACATGGACTAATCCTTCAGATATGACCTTTCCTGCCATTTTAACGGCATGTATTTCGTCATCGTCTTTTGGATGGTACTCAGTACCTAAAATGTGATTTTCGAGCGTTAAATGCATTGCTGTGCCGACTTTTGCAGCTTCATTCTTGATTCTTTCAGCTTCTTCCTTGCCTACACGTGCAATCCACTTTGCAAGACCTGATTTGTCTTTTGTGGAATCTAGGATCGTAGTAACCGAAGGCATTCTTGCCGCATTGTTGACATAAACTCTTTTACCAGTGTCGTTATTAGTTTGTCGGTCGAAAGTTTCGTATTGATATTTTTTTACAAGCACAAAAACATATTAGCTTAAATGAGTAGAAAGTACAGCTAAAAGTATTCCAATTAATCCACCGACGATCCATTTTTCTATTCTAGCGATTCGAGTTTCCATCTTATCGATTCGATCGAAGGTTTGTTTTTGCATGATTCTGCAAATTTTTTCATGATATTCTATTTTTTCAAGTGCAGATTTTCTAGGCATTTTGACCACCCGTTGCTTGTTGTCTACGTGCAATTGCTTTAGATAAATCATCTTCAGGAAATAAATCTTCTATTTTGTCTGATATTGATTGATTTGCCATCATTGAAATTTGTGGAGGGCCTTCCGCTGGAGTTGTTGGTACACTAGCTGGAGCTGCTGGTGTTTGCGCTGGTTGTGTTTGAGACATTTGTGGAAGTGCTTGTTCAACATCCCCAATCGATGATCGTAAATCATAATTAAAATATTCTGGATCCTCGACATCATCCATTAACATACTAGTTTGAATTCCTACAATTCTTGCAATCTCTGCAATATCTCTAGCGTTTCCATTTCTAACGCCTCTGTTTAGTAAATTCATGAATGATCTTGAACCCATTAATCTAGATAAAACGTTCATTTGAATTAGTACAGGTGCTTTAGCTAATGGATTAAGAGCAATTGATGCAGCTACAAGTCCACCTGATAATGTTTTCTTTTGTGTTAAAAACGTTGCTTGATCTGCAAAGTCCATTATTTCTTTACCTAAATCTTTACCAAAAAATATTTCCATAGACTCTTTACCACCTAATCTAGACATTTCATTTTTAAGTTTCTGACCATTTAATAAAACGCCGTCTACAATAGAACTTGTATCATCAACCATTTTTTGTAACAGTTTATTCATACCTGCTACTCTAATTGTTTGTAGGCTTTCTCTACCTCTCGGTGTTTGGTTTAGTACGTTAGCAACTTTAGTGAACTGGCCAATGTTGTTTGGAGCAAAAATAGTATCAATTGCTCTAATGCCTTCCATACCTGGTTTTGTTAAGTCACCAATAAAACCACCTAAATCATTATACTCTTTAATTGTATCTAACTCGTTTTTAATTGAATTCACTACATCATCTACATTTGATATTTCTCTATTTAAATACTTACTGTTCATTAAATTATTCATTAAAGTATCATCAATCGTACCGGTTGCATTAGATAAATCATCTGCTAACCCCATTAATCTAGCTGCTTCTTGTTTACCAGCGACAAGTTCTAATGTTGAAGGAGTTCTAGACCCTGTTGGTGCACCATACTTTTTAATTGTTCTTGCAAATTTTGATGCATCAATATTGTTCGTAATACTATTTCTAGACCCATTTAAAATATCTTGAACTAATGTTTTAGTCATAAATAATTTTGTTTTACTAACTTCATCCTCACTTAATATTTTTCTAGCAATCTTTTCTCCAGGTCTTAAACCAACTCTTTCCGCTTCTGCTGGTAGTAATTCTTTCGCAGTTGCAAGTTTTGTCTGTTCAGCTTTTGTTAATGGCTTACCCATTTCTTGAATAGCTTTTGTAAACGGTTTGCCTTCACCAAATTTAACTTCTTTTAATATTCTATTTAAATCATCAGGATTATTTCTTAAAACAATTTTTCTTAATTGAGATGGGTCAATAGCTCCAGTTGCTCTAACCTGTTTTAATAATGCTTTTGCAGTTCCTGCTTGGAATTTTGATGCGTTGTTTTTAGTAAAATCAAATGCAATTTGTCTTAATCTTAATGCTTCTTGAATAGTTTTTTTATCTTGTACAGCTTGTCTCGTACCTTTTTTAAATCCTTCGGATAAAAAAGCATTGTCAAAGTATTCAATATTTTCTTTAACAATATCAAACAATTCATTTTTTTGATTAGTAGATAAATCTTTATACGTTTTTGGAACTCCGTCAGATCCTTTAGTTATAATTTCTCTAATTTTATTTTGTACTCTTAAAGGTACGTTAGGGTTCATCACTTCTGGACTTGTAGCTAACCAATCAGAAATGGTTTTATTTTTTGCTTGGTTTAAAGTAACTTTAGCCGCACTTTCAGGAGCAGCTCCAATTGCTTCGTTCAAAAATTGAGATCCTCTTTGAAGAGTGAACTGATCAAAACCAGCTTCAACAGGATTTGGCACATAACCCAATTCATCCATTAATTGTTTTAAAGTATTGGCTTGTGTGTATGTTAATAATGGTTTATTTCCTTGTAGATAACTCATAACTTTTTTAACAGCTGGTGTATCCATTAAAACATTTCCATCTTTAATTTGTTGCAAGAACATGTTTTTAATCGGTGACGCATCAATGATCGCTCTGTTACCAAACATTTGATCAACTCTAGAATAAAGCACAGATGACTCTCTTTGAAAGTTAACATATGCTTGTTGTGCATTTTTAATTACTTCATTTGATAAAACTTTTTGTTGTGTTTTTGGTACTTGTTCTTCAAATAATCCAGATAATAATTTATTAATATTTCTTTCAGCTTCTTTAGACGCAGCTTGAGATCCACTGATAGAATCTCTTAACGTTTGAAACGCATTTTCTCCGCCTTCTCTATAGACTTTAAATAAAAATTCTGGGTTAACAAAGTTGTTTTTAAATACGGTATCGTATTGATCTTTAAAACTTGTTCTAGCTAATTGTTGTAGTTTAGCAGAATATGCTTCTAATTGTTTAGAAGGTCTTCCCATAAATGTTCTAGGACCACTTTTAATTAAATTATTTAGTAAAGACTGGTACTCGCTATCCGCAGCCACATCTACGCCTTTAGATTTTAAAATCATCTTTGTCATTTCATTATTCATGAATCGTTGATTGAAATAATCTCTAGGGTTTCCAAAAATAGTATCAAACATTCCTTGGAATCTTCCAAGAATAGGTCTACCGGTTGCTTGTAATAAAGAAGGAAGGGCTCCTAAGTTCTGTGTTTCTTGTCCTAACTCTTGTGCAATTTTTAATTTAGGATCGAACTTTCTATAACTTAATAAACTTTTTTCAAAACCTTGTTGTTCTAACGCTCTATTTGCATCATCGAACGTACTAAATAAATTTGTAGCAGTTGTTCGTTGACCTGGTGCAAATAAATATCTATAGATTCCCCGTAATCCTCTACCCAAACCTTCGCCTCCAGCTGAAAGTAAAGCTTCATACGCAATGTCTTTAGTAGTATTACTTAGTTCCATGTCTTCACCATTGAAGACAAATTCATCTAAAGCCTTACCTACACCACCACCTAAACCAGTAATAGCCAACGCAGGTATAGTTCCCATACCACCAGTTGCAACTGAAGCAGCCACTGCACCTAGTAATGGAAGACCCATTGAAGATTTTAACTCAGCAAGGTCATAAAGAAAATCTGGATTAGTTGGATTTAAGTTTTTAAAAAATCCTAAATCGGCATCAATTAATCTGCCTCTTTTTCCTTCTAATAAAGGGTCTTCACCGATTTTAGCTAAACCAACATCGGTTAAATAATATCTACCTCTGTTGTCTTTTCCAAAACCTTCTTTACCTACTTTCTTTTGAAGAAATGCTACACGCTCTTCTTCATTATCTTGTTCAGCAAAGTTAGATCTAAAATCAAAATTCTTAACACCTTTAGTGTTATCGATATCATCATTAGCACCAAATGGATTTGTGATGTTTCCTTGAGAAAATTTAAATACATCTCCATCTTGAGACATATTTTTATCGTCAGCGTAACCTTTTTGTTTTAAGATATTTAATTGATCAATGTTTAAATCTTCAAGATCTAATTGCTTTCCATCTTTTAACTTTTGGAGTTGTTCTACATTTAAATCTTGTAAGTCTAGCATACATAACCTTTATTTTTTATTTTTTTCAGCAATGATTTCATCTATTGTTTTACCTGAATTGTTTGTAAATCCTCCAAAACTACTTTCTGGATTTTGATATGTGTAACCATACTGACCTGCTTCTAATTCTAATTGACCATTTATAATACCTAACATTTTTTGTAATTTAGTATTAAATTGCGCTGGACTTTCAGTGTAAGAAAAACTCGCTAAAATTTTTTCAATTCTTTTAATATCTCTGTCACTAACTGGGCTTAGTCCTCTTGTTAGTTCTTTAGCAAACGCTACTTTTAAATCATTAATAATTAATTTTAATCTTTGAGCAGGAAGTTGATTTCCAGTGTCTGTTCCTGTTACTGCTTCAAGAACAGATGCAACATCTCCTCCAATTTTATCGAACGTGCTTTGTGGTCCTGCTTGTCCAATAATTGACATTGCTTCTAAAATACTATTTTTAGTTCTAGATAAATTTTGAATTTTAGACATTGACTCTTGATGTTTTTTAGGGTCATAACTTTTTAGACCATAAAGTTCTGCTTGTTTATCGACTGCATATTTTCTAGACTCAACTTCATCTTGTGATATTTTTAATTTTGTAGCTAGTTCCATTAACTCTAAATCAGCATCGCTTCTTTGTTTTTCTTGTTCAATAAATGTTTCTAATGCACCTTCACCTGCACCCGCAAATATTTCAGCAAAACCAGGTAAACCTTCTTGATATGAAGTGCCTTTCATTAAACCTAACGCTAATCTCATTAATGGTAAATTAACTTGAGATCCTTGTTTTCGTTCTTCAGCAACTTCATCCATTATTGTTCGAAGTTGTTTTTTGGTAGCTAGTTCAACAGGGTCTTTTGGTGTATCATCAATTAAACTTTTTTCAACTACATCTCCTGGTTTTTGTGCTACTAAATAATTATTTAAAATAGTATCTGTTTCTTCACTACCAGTTGAAATTTTAATGTCTTCAGTTGTTTTTTTCTTTGGTGTTAATTTTGCAATTAAAGTTGGATCTTTTTGAACTTCTTTTTCTAAACCAGATACCTCTGTATCTTGTTTCATTTTTTGAGCTTGTCTTTTTTCGTCTAATGTTTTTGGGGCTGCATCTGTTTCAATACCCATAAAATAAGCTTTATCAGGATCGTAACCTTCTACATTAAAAAATTTTGTCCCTGAGTATCCTGGATTAGTTCCTGTTAAAAATTCAGCTCCTAAGTTAATAGGCACGGCACCTAAATCATATAAAGCTGCTCCTGCTTTTTTACCTTCTTTAACAACTGTTTCACCTGCTGATTTTAAAGCTTGGCCTAAAGGAACATCTTCAAAAAAACCACCTTCTTTTAAAGTAACAATACCACCAGCTCTAAAGTGTTTTACAGCTTTTTTTCTAAAATATTTTCTTTCTAATACTTTACTCATTATTTACCTGCAAATGCAGCATAAGCTCCAAGACCAGTTCCAAGCGCTTGTGCGGCTGGACTTGTACTAGGTGCTGCGGTTTGTGTTACTGCTTGTTGTGAAGAAGGAACCCCTCTTTGAATATCACTAACAAAAGATAATCTAGTGTATGGATCTTGAATATCTCTTTCTTGAGTCTGTCTTAAAGCATCCAATCTTGCTTGTTCAGTTGCTTGTGCAGTTGCACCGGTTGTACTTAAATTTTGAATATCAGATTGTCTTTGTCTCATTAATGCATCTGCGGCTGAAATACCCGTTTGAGCTTGTAATGCTTGGCCTTGTTGAAACGCACCTAATGCACCTAAAAATGCTTTTTGTTGTTCTTGACCAATGTTTGCTTGAGTCGCTCTTTGTAATTCTGCTCTTTGAATACCTTCTCTACCACCACCAAAAGCTCCAGAACTAATAGCTCTTGTTGCAATATCTTGTTCTTGCATTTGAGCTTGTCTTCTTATTTCGTCAGTTACATATTGTTGATATGGATTTAAATATTGTTGAAACTGTTGTGAAGATGGCGTCATTGCGGCAGCAGTTTGTGCTCCTGTAATAGAAGATATTCCAACTCCAGTTTGACCAGCAAGAGCTCCAGCTGCTTGTTGTTCTTGAGTTAATCCTGCAGTTTGAAAACCTGGTAAATTTAATGGTTGTCTTGCAACTCTTTGTGCTTCATCCATCAACCCAAGTCTTCTTGCTTCGATCTCTGGTGCTTCTCTTATAGTTTGTACGTTTGTAGTGTTTGCGGGTGTTCCGCCTCCACCTCCACCTCCGCCTGATGACATTAGTTCAGTCCTCCTATAAATTTATCCATTTGAACATGAGAAAATTCATATCCTAATGGTGCTAACATTTTTTTCCATCCTGGTCTCCCGTAAACCTCAATCTTTTTACAATCAAAATGTTTCGAAGCCCAGTCTTCAAATTCTTTTATCTTATCTACCCATAACGGTAAATCGTGTCCTGTTGCAATTCGAACTAAACCAATATTGTAATTAGCTTGTTCCATTATTTGCGAAACACATACTCCATGTATATCATCTTTTTTATCGGTTATCACCCATAGTTGTTCGATTCCTTTTTTACAATTTTCTTTTACATGAGTATGATCTCTGAAATTTCTATTTCGATCCAAAGCTGCTTGAATTTTATCTTTAACCAAAGGCCAAACTTTATCTATTTCTTCTGGTTTAAATTGTATTAAATACATTATCTTCTTCCCATACTAGCTATTTGATCTAATTTTGCCATTTGGTCGTAAAAATATTTTGCACCCATTTCTCTTTGTTGTTGTTTATTTTTAGGATCTGCTCCCATTGCGATTCCCGCACCCCGTACAGCGCTTGACTTAGTTACGAATTCACCATCGGCTAGTTGAGCAAGCATAGTATCTTTATTTTCGGATCCTTTGCCTGCAGAATCAACTACCATTTTACCAGAAGTTCTTTTATAATTCTTTTCATTATTTTCATCTTTATTTGTTTTACTTGGTAACGCATCTACTAAATCACCTTTGTTAAATTTACTTGTTTGTTCTACTGCATCACTTGGTTCGTTAGTTGATCGTTGACTAATTTCTTGATCATATGCTTCTTGAAGTGCTTCTAGTTTTCTTCTCATTTCTTCAATTTCTTGCATTTGTTCTCTTGCAGTTGTTAGACCCGCTATTCCACCTGCTTGCATATTAGCATATGGTTTTTCTGGAAATTTAGAAGGGTCTATTTCTTCAGTACCAAAAGTTCTAAATGCTTCTGGTTGTGAATAGTAAATCATATTCGCACCGGGTATACTTGGTGGAGTTGGTGTTTTTGGATCGAATGCTCCTGCTGCATACAAACCAGCACCTAAAGTTCCTGCTCCAATACCTACTTTAAATTTATCAATTTCTCTAACTCCTTCTGGTCCTGTTGGAGACCTGAATACATCAGTAAATGTTTCTAATCCTGATTTTACTCTTCCTAACATGGTTGGGTCTTTTGTAACAATTTCTCTTCCAGCAGTTTGATACAACTCAGGTTGTAACATTCCTTTTTGTAAAGCGGTTTGAGAAGCCGCTTGTGGTAATGCTTGTTTACCTGCTTCTGTTGCAGCTTGTGTTGCTACTTGTTTTCCAGCTTCATCTGCAGCTGTTGTAGCACCACCAGTCATTGCACCAATCCCATAAGTAATGGCAGCATCTCTAACTGTTGATTTTAAAAGATCAGAACCTCTTTTGCCTTGTAATGCGTTAATACCGCCTGCAATCAATGCGGCTGTTAATGGATCCATATTGTTATAACTCCTGTTTTAAATACGTATATAGATGAATTTACTCAATTTTACGGCATTCGTCAATGAACTTGGCTCTAAAAGGATAGTTACCGTGGTGGGCTATTTCGGAGTCTATAAGTGCAAATATACGTCCACCAGCCTTTCTGTACCGGTCACAAAAGGCAAAGTCTTCACCTATAATTTGACCTGTTTCTTTGTTAAATTCAGTATCCCAAAAGTTATATGAATGCGTAGAGTTTTTAACACTTTCATTAACTAAATGATTTTGTTTAACTTTAAGCTCTGGATAGAACTTAATCATTCTTTCAATTGCTTCACGTTTAATTAACATACAACCTGCAGGGCCTCTTTCTATTTCCATCCAACCGTTTGCAAATTCAAAGTCATCTTCATTGATAACTTTCATAGGAAAATGAAAAGCACCTTTGTTTACCGGTATACCGTGTCTTTGATGCATTTCACTTGCTTTCTTCCAATCCAACCATTTCATTGGATAAGGGATCAAAGTTACTTCTTCATCAGCTTCCATCATTCTAAATATATCTTTTTCATCAAATTGAATGTCAGTATCTACAAATAACATGTGTGTTGCATCAGAGTTTAAGAATGCTGCGGTACACGCATTCCTTCCAAATGTTACAATAGAGCTTTTATGTAAATGTAAGGTAATTCCTATTTTTCTTTTATTACATTCTGCCTGTAATAGAAATACAGATCGCATGTAATGTATATCTACTTGACCAGTTGTTGGAGAAGTTAAATATAATTTAGTTGGTTTTTTCAAACTCATCTACAAATCTTCCAATGTATTGATGCTCACCAACATGCATAATGTATTCAGTTACTAAGGCATGTACTTTATAACCTAAATCAGTCCAAAGTTTACAAAATCCATAATCTTCACCCATGTAAGTTTGAGTTTCTTTATCATGAATGGTATCAAAAAAATTATAATAATGTTTCTTTTCTTCTAATTTACCATTGATTACACTTTTTTGTTTTATCTTTCTATCTGGATATTTTTCAATTAATGTGTCAAATACAGATCGTTTAATGAGTAGACAACCTGCAGGTGCTGATTCTATTTCAACAGTTCCATCTTTGTTTAAAGATATTTCTGTTTGGTCTTTTAATCGTATTGGGTACGTACATGCAGCTGTTTCTAAATCATCTGCAGTTTTAATTTTACCTTTTTGAAATCGTTCAAACATTTTACCCCACTGTAAACTTTTTAATGGATAAGGCACACAAACTACATCCTTATCGGTCTTTATCATCTTATAAATAACTTCAGGATTAATTCCAATATCTGAATCTAAAAATAATAAATAATCAGCGCTAGTCTCTAAAAAAGATGCTACTGTTAAATTTCGTCCTTGAGTCACTAATGATGACTTATGCATTAAAAAAGATACTTTATCTTCGTTAGTCATAAACTCTTTTTGAATTTCTAATAAACATTGTGCATAATGTATAGATACTTCAGAGTGTACTGGTGTTCCTACACATAGTTTTATTTGTTTTTTATCTGTTTTAGTTTCTTCTTTTTTTTCAAACCATATTGGTTTTGATGGATCTTGTGGACTCACATTTACCTCTTTAATTGTTTGATAAGTATCTTCATTTAACCAATCATTATTTTTTGGCATTTGCTATTACCCCTTGTAAAAAGTTATTCCATTGATTACCTTTTTTATTCCAATTGTAAAATCGTTTATAAAAATCTTGTTGGACATCTAAATGATCTTGTATTATTTTTTCATGTAATGTTTCTGCAGCAATATCAATAGCAGCAGCAAACGATTGAGCTAATAGTTTATAGTCTTTTACATAATTAACATAAATAGGAAATTCAGCACAAGTTTCAAACAATGCGCCATGATTGGTCATCACACAATATAATCCAGCAGACATAGCTTCAATTGCAGAAATACAAGAAGTTTCTTCCCAGATGTTTGGATAAGCAAAGATATGGTACTTATTTAAATTTTCTAAAATATAACTATTAGGTTTATAACCAATATAATTTACATTAGGTAATTCAGCAGCTTGTTTATATAAAGGCACCCATTTATGATCATTAGCTTCTTTAAAATCATTTCCATATACTTGAGTTGAACTATACACATCTAATTTAACTAATGGATTTTTTACTTTTTGCATTGCAGCTAACAATACATTTAATCCCCTCCAAGGTGTGGGATGAAATATTAATTTAATAGGATCGCCTTTTTTATAAGGTTTTCTTTTTGGAAAGGACACACAACCATTTTTAATTACAGTACATCGTTCAGTCGGTACATCAAAGTAATATCTAAATTTTTCATAATTCCAATGACTATTAAAAACATACCAGTCATACTTATTGTGGTTAGCTTTGTTTTTAAACCATGGCGCTATGTTAGGTTGATCGTATGAATTTTTTTGCCAAAGAATATTTGGTTTAGTTGGATGTAATGGAATTTTTTCAGGCACAGAAGTTGTAATCTGTACTTGATCTAATAAACTTTTATCAGCATACTTTTCTAAAAAACCATGCTGGAGTTCAGTTCCACCTTGAGGTTGCATTACTTGGTTTTACCAAATATATCCAACGATGCAACTGTTATTTTTTGATTAATTTGTAAATCTTCGGCAGTAGTATCAGTATTAGGATTTGCAACATCAGCATCAAATTCTTCTTTACTAGCGTATTTTACGTTAGTTCTTTTATTAAGAATTTCTTCTTCTGCTTTAGCTGGTAATACTGGAACTTCTTTACCATCAATTATTACTGTTTTGGTCATACTCTTCCTTGTCTGTTATACTTTTTATAGTCTCTTTTTTCGTTTTTGTTAAGCGTCTTTTTATGGCGTCCAGGACGCTTCCTAGGTTTTGGTCTAGGAACAAAGTGCGTAAACTTTTGTTTAGCCATTTTGATCTTCTCTAGATATTTCTAATATAGACATCACTGCACTTATAGCATCCGTGGTCGATGTTTCAAGTGCAATAGAATCATTCTCCTCTAATATAATAGGCCCCTTCGCAACATTACAGATCGTAGGACCAGAGATACTAGCATATGCTATTTGATACGTAGTAGATGCTGAATTATCTGTTACGTTTGTTTTAAATACTTTTGATCCCGATTCATTAGTTACTTGTATGTTTTGAATGATCGCTCTTGCATTAGCAGGTGCCGTATACAGCGTTGTAGATGCTGTAGTTGTTGGATCATAGAATGCGTTTTTATATATATTTGCCATTATGTTAAATCAACCCATTTTAAATTGCCAACAATGTCATCACCATTTGATGCACCTTTAGCACATAGTGTTAGTGTATCAGAAGTACCTCCAATTGTCTGTCCTAACTGATACTCAAAATTAAAACCGTCTCCAAATTGAATAGAATTAGATGCTTTTCCTGATAAATAAGCTTTACCTATGATAGTCCCCCCAGTAATTGTGGTTGTTCCTGTTAAATCATATTCTACATTATCTGAATAACTAGTATAAGAAAATGATACAGATGGTGTAGCGTTTAAAATTAATTGCACTTCAAAATCAGAGTTAGATACTGCTGATGCATCAAATCCTTGTGATACAATTACTGCATAAGGTCTTGCTGATTTTAATCTTATGGTTGCTAAATTATAAAAAGTTCCAGCAGTTGTTAAATTAACTCCACCTAAAGAAGCTGTACCAATCATTTGTTGTACTCCAGAAGGAGCATATCCACCTTCAATCATTGCAGTTGAACAAACTTGTTGTAATGCGGCTGTTCCTGATATTGTTCCTGTAGTTTCTATTTCATATCGTATTGGTAAGTTTGCTGTTTGCATATAAACGGTAGATAGATTATTTGCATTTAAAAATGTATGTGCAACAATGAAAGAACCATCAATTACAAATCCAACTCTTACAGCTCCCATACCTAACCATTCATAGTCGGTAAATAAAATTGTTGCTTTAGTTGGATCTAATGTATATCCCGATGCACCAGTGCCATCTAATTTATCCCCATTCCAAGCGGATTGTAAAATAGGATCGTCAACACTAGACCCTGAGGTGTATGATCTTCTGACTATTTGATAACCTGTTCCAGTATCTTCAAAGAATATTCCATTGTTAGCATCAAATGTACCAACACGTTGTTCTAGCCCAGATTCTTGAGCATTCATTACAAAAGTATTTAATATTAATAATGATTTACCTGGTTGATAAGACATTACTCTTTTTGATTGTCTAATAACTTTATCACCACTAGCTGTGGTTACATTTAAATTAACTGTAGATTTATTTGCTGTATAAGTAACTGTCCCAGATCCTGTTAATGATTCATCAAATAAATTATTTTTTGACATTACGTTAGCACTGTCAAATATTGTTAATGGATTAGATACTCTTTGTCTTCCAAACGCATCTGTTCCTGTTCCACCAGGAGTTATGATTACATTGTTTGGTTCGGTATTGACATTATTACAAGACACTAACAACCTCCATATCTACCATTAAACCAAGAAAATCTTTGTTGTTCTTCTCTAAGGTCTTGTTGAAATGTAGAATTTAATTTTTGAATTAAACTATCCAAGTCTCTAATTAATGCATCTGCATTTTTTTGTTCGTATTGTTTACTAGGTCTAGTTAAAGGTTGTACTATCTTTGCCATTATCTACGTCCATCAGGTTGTGTGTCTAATCTAAAAGTTCCAAGTTTCCAACTTTGAGAAACACCTGTGTTGGCAATCTTCAAAGACAAAGCTCTTGCTCTTGCACGTGTATCTACCTTATTAGTAGATGAGTTAATTGTAAAGGGTCCAAGTGAAGAACTTACATAGTTATCATTAGGATAATTACGTAATTGTAAAGTTACTTGCGTATTACCTGATTGAGATAAAAAGTCAGGTATAAATCTTCTTATTTTCATAATGTATTCACCATCACCTTGGAAAGTTGCAATACCTGTAGTTTGACCTTGTATTGATCTTTGTGCCGTAATATCAAAATCTCCAGATTCAATATTAGATGTAATTGCGTTAACACCTGTTGCTAAAGCTTCATCGGTTCCTGTTTCATGTTCAAAATATATAGTGCTACCATCTGTATTACCTATAACATCAAAAGAACTATTATCTGCAGAATTATATTTAGTTGCATGAGGTAAACCAAACACAGCAGAATCAACCCATGTTGTTCTTGCTAAAGTGCCTGTTGTCCAAATAGGTCTTTGAGGAGATGATTCAATATAGTTATAAGTGACACAAGCATTTACAACAGTTGAACTTGAAGTACAATAAAACCAAGTAATTTCTCCAAATAAATTATTAAGTCCAACATTAATTAATTGTGATGCAGTTGTGTTTAAATTATTAAATACATAATCTTCTACCAAACAAGTCATCGATTCTAGATTACCTGCATATTTAAAGAAACCATTTTCTGACATCCAATACGCAGTACCATCAACTTCTAATGCTGCACTCTCTCCAATTAATCCACAGTTAGTACCTACTTGAGCAAAACCAAATGTAAATGGTGCACCTACAAAACGCATAGTAAATAAAGAAGTATCCGTCCAAACATAAATTGCATCTCTACCTCTAACGGCTCCTACAATTCTAGAACCATCTGATAGTCTTTGTGTACCTGCAGTATTAACTGAAGTTGGTGCATATTCATTTATATTTTCTTGATCCGAGAATCTTATAAACATTAAATCTTGTGTAGTTGGATCACCGATAGTTGTTTCAGTTCCAAAGAATACTAAGTGTCGATCAGGTGTAGATACTAACATATCTCTTGATGCAGTAGGCGCTCCACTAATAACGGTTGCTCTATAGTTTACAGCATCTGCTATATTTGAATCCCATTCAAAACATTTACCATCGTGAATCAATGCAATTATTTTTGCACCAAAATTATCAATTGACCATTCACCTGGATCTACTACAAAGTCTCCTGATGCCGCTTCACCCCAACCAATATAATCAGTAGTATTAGTAATGGTATCTCCTGTAGTGTGAATAGCAGCTGTAGTATTTCTTACACCTCTTGTAACACCAGTTAATTCACTTCCAGAAATACCAGTATAAGATATTTCTTCAGAACCTATTTGAACATAGTTAGTACCTGATACTGGAAATAAGGCAGTATCCGTTAATTGAATACCTGTTGTTTGAACAGCATTAATAGAACCTACTAAAGTTGTAGTTGCTTCTCCAGATATAGTTCCACCCCATTGTCCTAATCCATAACCAAATCCCGGTAGCTGTTGTGCAGGTCCAACAGGATAATAATGTTGAACTCTAATACCTCCAGATAAAGTAGCTCCTGCTCCTGTTTCAGCAGTCGGCATAGTAATAGTGATTGTTGTATCGGTTGGTCTAGATGTGACCATAAATTTTTTATCATCAAAATCTGCTGCGGTATAATCTGATCCAGTGATTGCTGTAAAATTATCTAAAAGGATAATGTCATTTGCATTTATTCCATGATCTGTACTAAATGTAATTGTAACGGATGTTGAACCATTAACTGTGGTAAATGCATTTGTTAATGTAGTTGTAGTTTTAATTGGACTAATGTCATAAAATATACCACCTGTGTAAGCGTATAATACTCTATTGGTTCCTATGATTGCAAATTTAGTACCTGAATTATTAACGATATGATGCAAGGCTCTGGCTGCACCGGTTAATTTACTCTCACCTAACTGTGACCATCCACCTATCTTTTCAGGTGTACCATAACGAAATCTTACATTATCACCATCAACCCATTGTCCTTCAGCTGTGGTTTCTGTAATCTGTTTATTGAACCCTGGTTGAAAACCTATTTTTTGTAGCATATAACCTCATTGTATTACATATTCCTTATTGGTGGAACACCTAATAATGGTCGTTTATCGAACTTATTTTTCTCAGCAAAAGGACCATTTCTGTGGTTATAATGTAGAAATACTTGTCCACATACTTGACCTTCAAATGGTTCTCGCCAATGTTCTAGTTCGCATCCACTATATACTAGCATGTCGCCTGGATCAAGTAATACCTTTGTACCCTCTGGGGCATTCGGTTTATGTATTTGTTTGTATTCATCAATAACTGAATCTGCACCGGTACCATCTATAAATATAGGCCACGGATCACCACCTAAATTTAAAGTAGTCGATATCTCACAACTTGGTCTATCTTTATGTCTTCTTAATATATCCCCTTGCTTGTATATTCGTGCATATGAATATGTTGGTACTAAATCAAGTCCTGTCTCTTTAGCCATTACGGGTAACATCTTAACGAGTAATGTTTCCATAACTTGATCTGCATAATGAGAATAGGTATTAGGAACTTGTTGATCTGTCCACGTTCCAAACATCC